GATTAGACAGTTACGGAAGGATACTGAAGTTAAAGCAATCATCTCTTACGCTGATAGTGATTTCCATAATGGTACAATCTATCGCGCTTGTAACTTTAAATATTGCGGACTCACAGACTCAAAGAAAGATTTCTACTTTGCAGACGGAACTAAGCATTCTAGAGGCAAAATTAAAGGTGCTGAAGGAGAATGGAAAGACCGCTCCCGCAAACACCGATATGTGATGGTTTTTGATAAGAATCTAGAACTCTTATGGTGATATAACTCTTGTATTTTCAGTTTTAATTGTCTTATTATCTACATACTGCGATGATCTTCCATAAGTCATCGCTTTTCTAGTATCAAGAAGAATTTGTTGTAAGTATCTTGGTTTTAAAACGTAAATACTTCTCTTCTCATTATTTTTACGAACTTCATATTCATAATTTGATATTCCAATAACAGGATTAAGTGTTGCAGAAGAATTGCTAGGATTTGGAATTGTAAAATTAGAATCAACTATTTTACCCGCAGGAAGAATTAAACGATCTTGTGAATCTTTAACTTCTATAGTTTCATAATGATGTATAGCGTTTAAATTTTCATCATAAAGATTTTCAGCATAATCATAGACTTGTTTATCGGAAAGAGGCCATTGATCTCTAATTCTTGTGATTCCAGCACAAATTATTACAACCCAATCATACTGAACGCTTCCATAAAGTTCTTCTGCTACAAGTTCTGGGCGAGACCCATCTGGAATTTGATACTTATCAAAAACAGTAAATACATTTTGTAAGTCTTCACGAAGTCTAACTCTACGAAATAGATTTTTTACAAGTAAATAATCGGTAGGTGAAATTCTATCCGATAGGAATGATTGGTATTGTAGATTTGGAAGTTCTCTGAAGTAGCTCATTAGAATCCTGTTCCCTCTGTGCCGATTCCTGTATCATAATCCTCAGCGTATATTGGGCTGAGTTCTTTAAAAGTAAGACCTAAAATTATATTCACAGGTGATCCATCAGAATAAGTCGCATAGGTTCCAGAACCAGTGTAATTAACTGACACTCCAGCGAGAGCACAAATTTTAAATCTATTTAGATATGGATGACGATTTCCTCCACTCATATACTCTAACCTGAATACTTCTGGTGCTTTTAAAAATAATCCACTACCAGTTCCCAAACCTTGTTTTTTTGCAGCACTATATTGTTTAAATTTTCTAATGATTTGTTTGATTACTTGTGCTTCTCTTTGAGAACGAGGAACCATATCAAATGCAAATGAGAATGGTTGTCTTAAAGAAACGCCAGAAAAAATTAATTCAATATTGGAGTTAGTAACTGCTCCTGCGTATCTTGAAAAAACGTCATTAAGTCCTAGATTCGTTCCTAATAAGATATTGCTACCTCCCTTTATAACTATAGATTGTATTAATTTTTGCATGGAACCAGAGGGTAATTCTTTTGCTACCTTTTCAAACGCAGATGTTAATTTTTTTCCAGCAGCTTCTAAACTAGCAGATTCTAGTCCTCCTTGAATTAGTCCTCCAGCTGCTACTTGTAACGGATTTAAAGGACTGTCTCCCCAAGCAACAGCATTTGTATCCTTTATGTCTTCAGGGATAGGAAGTATAAAATAATCTAATTCTTTTTTTATATCGTTAGGATCTCCTGCCGTTGGCGCATCAAAACGATCTGGAGGACTAACAAATCCTGGTGCTTTATATTCAAGCGCAGTAATCTTTAAATAATCATCAGAAGATTCAAGTTTAGTAAGTGGATATCTAAAAGTCTCTGCCATCTTGGCTATTTTTTAACTATTTAGACGGATATTTCCAAAAGGCAATCTTCTTAAATCACTAAGTTCTTCTTTGTAAACCTCATACATTCCTCCAGCAACTTCATCCCAAGTATATTGTCTTTCTTCTCCCCAATGATAGTTAAATGCTCTAAATCCCCACTTATAAACATTCGTGACGGCAACTAGAGGGTTTTGATCGTATCTTGTATTGGGAGTCTTAGCATTATAAACGAAGATATAAAATGAACCTGCTCTTGGAGGGTCTCTAGTTTCTGTTAGAATACTCATCAATTCAATCATTAAATCATCTGCAGTTTCAGTTCCAAGTAAATTTTTTACGAGACCTGCAACACGATTTCTCTTTGATTTTTGTTGAAGAGTCTTTCTTGGCATTACTTGATACCGAGTTCGTTTTCTGTAATGACCTTAAATTCGTATCCACGATCAGCACACCATTCTCTTGCTGCTTCCCACTTAGATTGATTTTTAGCATACTCATAGACTTCACTAATATATTGCTTAGTTTGTCTCTTCGGTTTTGGTGGTGGAACTGTTTGTCTTTTTGGTTTAATCTCAATCATATATTTCTTGATCACTCCACTACTTTCTTTGACTTTTATGAGAAAATCCGGAAAGTAACGATGAGGTTTTCCATCTAATGGAGACTTATACCAAACAAACATTTCTTCATTGGACCATTCTAAAATGTTTTCATTTGTATCACAATATTTCATAAATTTGCGTTCCCATAGAGACCTATAAATGATATTGGTTGGGTCTCCTTTGTATTTTTCTGGAAATGAGAGTTTATATTTTCCTTTATATGACATCTAAATAAATGTAGCATAATACTCATATAAGGTATTTAGAGTGTCAACAATAAGACCCAAAAGAATATCTGATTTCAAACCACTCTTTGGGAATCTAGCACAAACTTCTCACTACCAAGTAATTTTTGGAGGACTGCCAGTACCTTTAACAAATTATTTGATACGTAGAGGGGTAACTTTACCATTTATTGCCGAAAACGCGGGTCTTCTCTGCTTCAGTGCTTCTCTTCCAACAGCATCCTTCGCTACTAAAAATGTTGATGGAAACTTCACTGGAATTACTGAGAAATTTGCCTCTGCTAGGATGTATGATGAAATTGGATTAGATTTTTATGTTGATAGTAATTATCAACAAATGAAGTTTTTAGAATCTTGGATGGAATTTATTGCAAGTGGTTCTCATAATCCACTTGGAAGTAGTTTACCTCCAGTAAACCAAGCAAGAGAAAACTACTTTATGAGAATGCAGTATCCAGAAACTTATAAATGTAGTTACACGACAATTTATAAATTTGATAGAGATTATAACCAAGAAATAGAATATAGATTTATAGGTCTTTGGCCTTATGCTATGGGAGCACCTAGTATTTCTTATCAATCGTCCGAGATTATGAAAGTTTCCACAACATTTAAATTTGATCGTTATATTGCAGGAAGAGCATTGAGTATCAACACGTTCATAGGTGATGACAATAATAAGCAGTCAAATCAATCTGGAAATGTAACAACTTCTAGATTAATTCCAGTTCGTGGTCAGAGTGGTGTTGTTTTTTATGATGCTAATATAGACACAAGAACAACTGCTGAGGTTAATAGAAGATTTTTTGACGCTCAAGGACGCCCAGTTATCAACTAAATAAATTTACTGAAGTTTTTAGGTTATTATGCCTTTACCAACAATTGCAACACCAACCTATGAGTTGGAAATACCCTCATTAAAGAAAAAAATTAAATACAGACCTTTTCTAGTTAAGGAAGAAAAGATTCTAATTATTGCGATGGAGAGTGAAGATCCAAAGCAAATTTCAGAATCATTAAAAACTGTAATTGGAAATTGTATTTTAACTCGTGGAATTAAAGTCGATCAATTATCAATTTTTGATATCGAATATCTTTTCTTAAATATTCGTGGTAAGTCAGTCGGTGAGGATGTTGATGTTCTTTTAACTTGTCCTGATGATGGAACAACACAGGTTCCTGCAACAATTAATCTAGATGAGATTAAAGTAATTGTAAAACCAGAACATTCGAGAGATATTAAACTTGATGATAGTTTAACTTTACGAATGAAATATCCTTCGATGCAAGAATTTGTAAAGAATAATTTTTCAAACGAGGATAATACTGGAATTCAAGATACATTCAATATGATTGCTTCTTGTATAGAACAAATTTATAATGAAGAAGAATCTTGGGCGGCAGCAGATTCTACAAAGAAAGAATTAAATGATTTTCTAGAGCAACTGACTTCACAACAATTCAAAGAAGTTGAAAAATTCTTTGAAACGATGCCTAAACTCTCTCATACTGTTAAAGTTAAGAATCCAAACACTGAAGTTGAAAGTGAGGTAGTATTGGAGGGATTAACGTCTTTTTTCGCCTAGGGATGGCGCACGAAGATCTTGCGTCATACTACAAAACTAATTTTGCCTTGATTCATCATCATAAATATTGATTAACAGAGTTGGAAAATATGATTCCTTGGGAAAGGGAGATTTATATCAGTCTGCTTCAACAATATATCGAAGAAGAAAATCTAAAGAACTCACCGAATGGATAACGAAACTCCTTCTACAAGCAGTATTCAACTGATAGGTCTTCAGGGGCAATTAGAGGGAGTTCGTTCGGAACTTATTTCGACTAATAATGGTCTGCAAGGGATTGCAACTTTAATAAGGGCTGACAGTACTCAGGATCAGCAAAGACTTTTAGATGAAAGAAGAGATCAACAAATTTTATCTGAAAGACAGGTCAGAGTTGGTCAAGAAGAAGAACTTGAGAGAAAAGTTTCTGCTTCTTTTGTAGAACCAGTAAATAAATTAGAAAAAAGTTTAAGTTCTACTTTTGGTAACATTCAAAAATCTTTAAACTTTTTGTTTGTTGGTGTTATTGGTGGGGTATTCTTAAAAGGTTTAGGTAAAGCAGTTGATTTAGGTAAAAGTACTCTTTCAGGAGTTGGAAATCTCCTAACAAATATTTTTGGTGCAATAGGATCTGGATTAGGATCTATTAAAGATGGATTTGGATCAGTTATAAAGTCTATCGGTGGAGTTGTGGATGATATTTCTAAAGGGATATTATCTCTCGCTAAATCTCCATTCAAAGCAATCGCTGATGCTTTTAATAAATTATTAGGAAAAGATGTAGATCCAACACCACCTACTACTACTAAACCACCCACTACCACTAAACCACCTACTACTAAACCACCTTCAGGCGGTGGTCCTTTAAGATTTTTAGGACCTGCAACACGACTTTTTTCTGGATTTGGTGCAGTTTCTTCTGCTATGGAAGGAGATACTTTTGGTGCTGGCATCTATGGTTCTGCTGCATTATTTCCAAATCCAGTTACAGGATCAGCAGCTTTAGCATATAGTTTTTTTGGGGATGAAATAAAACAAGGATTGAGTAATATTACAAATCAATTTGGAAACTTTGATTTTAAAAATTTATCTATTCCAAATATTTTTGGATTAGATTCTTCAGAAAAAGAAGTAAAACCACCTCTTGACAATACAGAAACTTCTTCCTCAATTACCGCAGCACCAACTACTAATACGACAACTTCTTCAACTTCTACAGCACCAACTACTAATACGACAACTTCTTCAACTTCTACAGCACAACCAACTGGACCACAAGCACTTACTGTAGTTCCATTTCGACCAGATCAATCTCAAGTTCAATCTCCACCAGCACAACAAAGAAACTTAGAACCTCCTGCAGAACCTGCTCCAGATGTCGTTTATTTACAAAGTGGCAATCAACAAGCATCTGCAGTCGCTTCTGGTGGAGGTGGAACTCTAACCGATGTTCCTTTAATTCCTTCTGCAAATCCTGATAATTTCTATACATTATACGCTCAACTTAATTATAATGTGGTGATATAAGATGGCAATAAAACCTACAATTTCTCTTAGAGGTTTAAGATCTTCAGCATCACAGACTGGAAAAAGCGTTAAATCAATACAGTCTTCTTTAACTTCTAATATAAAACAGAAAAAGAATTTATATTCAAGTATTAAAATTATTAAAAAAAGAAGAGAAGAAAGAGATAAAAGAAATCTTTTACAAACTCAATTAATTGCTCCCACTCTTGTAAGAGCAAGAGGAGGTGCAAAGTCTCTAGCGACAACAACTCAACAAGGATTGAGTATTGGTGATAGATTGATGGGATTTTTAAAGTATGCAGCTGCAGGATGGCTTTTGAGTAATATACCAACTTGGGTTGCATTAGGAAATCAACTTGTTGTAAGACTTAAAACTGCTGGAGGCATTTTAAGTAATTATGGCGATGAGACTTTAAAAGTATTAACTGGAATTACCAATGTTTTTAGTGCAGCTCTTACTAATATTTCGAGTTTTGATTTCTTAGATAGTTCTTCAAGATTGAAAAATTCATTTGAAGATTTAATGGCAAATGTTGATGATTTGGGACAAGGAATTTTAAGTGCTTTTAATGTAATTCTTCAACCTTTTACTGATATTCCTCCACTTGGTTCAGATCAATTGGAAAGAGAAAGACAACAACAAGAACAGGATAGTGGAACAAGACAACCTCAACCACCATCTGGAACTCGTGGGGGAAATTCTGATTTTTGGACTTTAGTTGCTGTCGTTTCTAGAGAAGATGGTGATCCGCAAGGGCAAGCAGATGTAGCACAATCAATTTATAATCGTGTAGCATCTGGTGCTTATGGATCTAAAAATATTCGACAACTTATTTTAAGAGAAAGTCAATATCAACCAACTTGGGAACGTCCAAAACCAAGAAGTGATAGAAAACAAATACCAAATCCAGAATGGTATGAAATTACTGACGCAGAATCTGCAGCAAAAGCAACTGGATTTTCTGTCTCAACTATAAAGGGAGTTGCTAACAATATTACAAATCCAACATTACAAAAAGAAGCAGTAAAATTTGTTGGTGGAAGGACAGATTTTAAAGCTTCAAATAATCGATTTTCTGGATCAATTCAAAGAAAAGCAGGTGATAATAATTTTGGATGGCAGTATGGATATAGTGGAACAACAGTTGGGCAAATTCCAAATTTAGGTTTAACACCGCCATCAACATCTCCACCTCCAGCAAGACCTGTCCCATCATCTAATTTTGCTCCAGTTTCTGGAGATAGCGGTTCTTCTATGGGAAGAAGACCTGCAAGAGTTCCTTTTAGTCCATTTAAACCTAATTCAGGTGCTGTTATAACTTCTGTTATGGGATTGAGGAAGGGAAAGCCTCACACCGGATATGATTTAGCATCCCCTTCAGGAACTCCACTTTATGCATATTTTTCTGGTATTGTTACACATGAAAATCGTGCTCCTGGAAGAGGTCCCGATCACGGAGCTGGGTATGGGTATTGGATTATATGGAAAGATGATGTTTATGGATCATATCATTTCTTTGGTCACATGTTAAAGCCTGCTGAAGTTAAAAAAGGTCAAAGATTTAATCAGGGAGCATTGTTAGGATATGTTGGAAGTACTGGAAGATCTACTGGACCTCATTTACACTGGGAGATCTCAAAAGATGCTCCAGATTCAATGGGAAATTTTAAAACTCGTGAAGATATTTCATCCTGGTTAAAAAATCACCCAATTAAGAAAACTCCAACCCAAGTAACACCTCAATCGAGATCATCAGTTCCATTAGTTCCTACTCCAGCAGCAACTACTACTCAAGAAGAACAGCAAGCACAAATAGATAGTTCTTATAGAGAAGGTCTTGCTGAAGGAATAACGCAAGAAAGACAAGGAAGAAAAGTAGTTGTAATTGATGACAGAAGTTCTCCTATCATACAACAAATTATGGCAGGTAATGGAGGTGATGGTATTTCATTTTCAATTAATGAATCTGCCTTGTTAAATAATTTTATCAAAAACAAACTCCTTTTAGATTTAAATTACGTCTAATGTCAATTAAACAGTCAATATTTGAAGAAATTATAATCGAATCAAACGATCAGTCAAGATCTGTAGATATTACATCTGGTTCTGTGATGATTGATTATTATGAGGATATATTCTCACCAACCATTACTGCAAAAATTAGAGTTGTTAATACAGGTAATACAGTTGTTGGTGCAGACAGTAAAGACAATCAAAAACAAGCAATTTATACTGGTCTTCCTTTGAGAGGAGGAGAAAGAATTAGAATGAAAATTGCTGGAAATAGAGAAGGAAATCCTGGATTAGATTTTTCTTCTAATCCTAAGACTTATTTGTATGTTTCTAGTATAAGTGATGTACTTGCCGAAAACAATAAAGAAAGTTTTACTCTTCATCTAGTTTCCAGAGAAGCAATTACAAATGAGACAACTAGAGTTGCTAAAAAATATGCGAATATACCTATTAATCAATCGGTAAATAAAATTCTTACAGATGTATTAAAAGCAAACAAAATTGGTACATTAGATAAAACATCAAATAATTATTCATTCATTGGTAATCTTAGAAAACCATTTACTGTTTTAACTTGGTTGGCATCGAAAGGTGTTCCAGAAAAACCTGGAAACTCTAAAAAGGGAACAGCAGGATTTTTCTTCTATCAGACAGTTGACGGATTCCAATTTAGATCAATTGATTTATTAACGCAACAACCAAAAAAAGAGACTTTTACATATAGTGAGGCAACTGAAACATATGATGCTAACGGACAAAGATCAATTAGAGGTAATGACTTTAAAATTTTAAACTATACTATACAAAGAAATCAAAATTTAATTGAAAAGTTAAAATTAGGGACATATTCAAACGTAAGATATTTCTTCAATCCACTCACAGGAGGAATTACTGATCCAGATAAGATTAAATTTAAATATAGCGATTATGTTGATCTCACAGATAATCTTGGAAAAGAATTAATTAATCTTCCTAAAATATCTGACAATTCTAATGAAAATCTAGGAAATAGTCCAACAAGAATTATTACAGCAGTTCTTGATGTTGGAACAATGCAACCAGGAATTTCTACAAGCACAAATGCAGATCCAACGGAATATCAATCACAAGTATTGATGAGATATAATAATATGTTTATGCAAACTTTAAATGTGATGATCCCTTCAAATACAAATCTGAGAGCTGGTGATATAATTGAATGTTTATTTCCAAGAATTTCAAGAGGATCTGCAAGAGAATATGATGAGGACCAAAGTGGTCTATATATGATTAAAGAGTTATGTCATCATTTTGATGCTACTCGTTCTTATACCTCTTTAAAATTAATTAGAGATACTTTTGGAAGAAAATAAACACCTATGTTAGACCAATCATTACTTCAGAGTCATTTTATAGGTAGAGATGGTTTCCGTTGGTGGATAGGACAAGTACCGCCTGTTGAAGTATGGCAAGAACAGGCAGATAAGTCTGGATGGGGACTTAGAGTTAAAGTTAGAATTCTTGGATATCATTCTATTGATACATCAGATTTAAGTAACGAAGAACTTCCTTGGGCGTTGGTAATGTTGCCAACAACTGCAGGATCTGGTGCTGCATTTTATGGAACCAATCCAAAAATAAGCCAAGGTGATATGGTAATTGGGTTTTTCCTAGATGGGGATAATGCCCAAATTCCTGTTATTATGGGTCTATTAGGAAAAACAAATGAATGGGGCGATTCTGGATATCAAAATCCTTTCGTACCTTTTACTGGATATACTAAAAATATATCAAAATCAGATATATCTATGAGAGGACTTCCCACAGGTCTTCCCACAAATGAGGATACAATTAGATCACAAGGAGTACATCCAGCAGTTGATCCTAAAAATGGACCAACAACATCAAGTGCAATAGGTACAAAAGTTGTATTAGCAAATACTTGTGATAATACAACTCAACCAGTAATTAAATCGGAAATTGATAATTTACTTAAATGGATTCAAGAAAAACAGGCAAAAATTGGTGAATATAATCTGAAAGTTAGAAATGCTGCTGAAGTTATTAAAGGTTCTTTGGGTTGGGTAATCAATGAGATATTTAAAAGGCTGGAATTATTTCTAGTAGGTGATGAAAAAAAACCTGGAATTATACCAAGGGGAATACAAGCATTATATACTGCAGTTTATGGAGCAACATACGCAGCTACTCAAAATCCAGCAATTGCACATGAAGCAGGATGTAAGGCAGAAAATGCTTGTGTTGTTCCAGTTCAAATACTTGAAAAGGCAATTGTCTGTGTTAAAAATGCAGTTCTGGATGGGTTAACGGGATTTATAGTAGAAATTTTAAATTCACTTATTCAAAATGTAAAGTCTTTTGTGACTTGTGCCGCAGAACAATTTATTGGCGTAACTTTAAACGCAGTTGTAGATCAAGTTTCCGCCGGTTTAACTTCTGCTCTAGATGGAATTCTTGGTATTTTGGGAGTTGCTTTTAATGTTGCTAGTTTTTTACGTGGAGGATTAAGTGGTTTATTTGGATTACTTGACTGTGGACAGAGTAATACAAAATGTGATGGAACAAAAGAATGGATAATTGGTGTAGGACCAGTAAATCCACAAAGCACTAATCTTCAAAATATTATGGATGCAGTAAATAATACGGCATCACTTGTTGATGCAGTAGTTCAGGGAGCAGAGGGTGTGTCACAAAGTTTCCAGAATTCTGTGGATGCGATCAATTCTGCTGTAGATATTTTAAATGGAAATTCGTCACTAACATTTGGAGGAGACATTACTTCTTGTTACACTGGAACTCCAACAAGTTGTGGTCCTGCAACTCTTAAGATTTTTGGTGGAGGTGGTATAAACGGTGATGCTGCTCCAATTTTTGGGTCTATAATTCAAAGTACATCTTTATATCAGAACGTTTTCCAAACATCTAGTATTATTGGAGCTACTATTACGAATGCAGGTTCAGGTTATCGTTTCCCACCATTTGTTGAAATCACAGACAATTGTGGATTAGGGTATGGAGCAAAGGCAAGATCTGTAATTAATGATAAGGGAGAACTTGAGGCAATTTATATTGTATCTCCTGGAGTTGGTTATCCAATTGGAGATCAAGAACCTAGTGGAGTTACGGATACTGTAATTCAATCTTCTGGTCTCAATTATTCTACAGGAGATACTGCAAGTGATGATTTTGGAAATGAATATGATTTGACAATTGAAGATGGGCGTGTTATATCAGCTAAACCAATAAATAGCGTTGAAGTTGCAGGTCTTCCAAGAATTACTGTGAATTCGGAAACAGGATTTGGTGCTGTTATAAGTCCAGTATTTGGAACTATTTTCCCAGCAACTAAGTTCCAAACTCAAGTCGATTGTCCAATATAATTTAAAATGAAAGATATCGCACTAAAATTAAATTATGAAGCTAAGGACTTTATTAGTGTTGGTCCAAATTTCGTAATTACAACTAATGATCCTCAAACAAACGCAGATTCATCATCGGTTTTCAACATATATTCTTTTACCAAAGAAAATAATCAACATCTTCAAACTTTTAATGAGTCTGGATCTTATAAGATTTTAAATGATAGAGGTATTGAAATTGCTGCTGGCAAAAAAGGATCCGAAGGTGATGTTGACATCTGTATTCATGGGCAAGGTGGGGATATTACAATTACAGCAACAAGCACCGGTGCTGTCAAGATAAGAGCACATACTGTAATGATAGAAGCTGGAGAAGATTTGGATCTAAAAGCAGGTAGAAATGTTAATATAAATGCAGGGTCTGGAAGAATTAAATTAGAGGCTGACAAAATAGATGAAATTGCAATAAATGGTAATGCAGTTACTAATAATTTCCTTGTAAGAGCATTTTCTTTGGCACATAACTATGATGCAGTATCTCAAATAGCACAAGGTCAAGATTTACTTTCATCAATACTAGGATCTGTAGGAGTAATCTAATGGGACTTATTTCACTTGTATTAAAATTTTTAGGGTTCCCAGATTTTCCCGAAAAAGGAAAAAAAACCTTCAATTCTACTGAAACTACTTTTGGTAGTAATGTAATTATTTCAGGAGAAACTCTTCAACAAAGTAACTCTGTAACTCTAAAAGAAAAATTACTTTGTGGTAACTTATGGATGCTTAAAAATCCATTTGATCTAAAACCACTGATTCCAAATATTTTTGGTTCTTTTGGAATTATTACTGGATGGTCTGGACTTTTTGTGGGTGGTGGTCCTGTTCCAGGAGTTACACAAACTTTAGGAACTGTATTTGAAATAGGAACTTCTGTAAAAACAGGTGCTCTAGACGTAGATTATTCCACAATTACAAATAATTTTGCTGGACTCAAAAGTGACGTAGTTCCCGAACACTTTACGGTAACTCCAGATGATGCTTTAACGGCGGCAAAAGGACTTTTAAATGGAAAATGGTTTTATAATGGAATACCACTTGAGGCGGCAAAAGGACTTTCTGATGTTCGTTTGAAAAAAAATATTGAACCATTTAAAAATGGTTTGGATATTGTTTTACAATTAAATCCTGTTAGATTTGATTGGGACGTAGATGTATGTCCTACAACATTTTTACAGGAGTACAGAGAACCTGATGATGAGTACGGATATCCTGGAAAAATTAAGAGACAATATGGATTAATTGCTCAGGAAGTAGAAAAAATTGCTCCTGATATTGTTAATGAAATAGCAATGTATGATGAAACTCGTAAAATAATTAAGTATGAAAAAATCGTACCTCTATTAATTTCTGCAGTTCAGGATCAACAAAATCAAATTGAAGAACTCAAAAAAGAAATTCAATCTTTGAAGGATCAAAATAAATAATAAAAATGAGTGATTTAAGATGATTAATGAAGATCTAAGAAATAAAGTTCTTGAAATTCTTGAGAGTGAGCAGGAACAGTTTATTGATGTATTAGAACCTCAAAATGGATTAACTGTTCCAGATACTATTACTACTATTGAATCTGAAAGAGCTCCTGACGGAACTTTAAGTGAAAAAGTTACAGAACAACCAAGTAATTATGTTGATGGAAGTATAGAATCTCAAAATAGATCGCAATTTGAAAAGGATGCAGAAACTTTATACGAATTTTGTAAGATTGTAGATGATAAAATTATTTCAATTAACGCACAAATTAATATTAAAAAGGATCAGTTAGTCACTTTATCTACTCAGGCAACATCTGGTGGTTGTTGGCCTGGTATTGCCTTTAGTTCTAACTTTTTTAATTTTTTAGATTATCGTAACGTTTCTCTAATTAATGATGATATAGAAAATCTCCGTATTTATCCAAATGTTGCTGGACCAACTGTTAGATATGATGTAAAAAACCCGTTTGAACCTGATCAGATTTCTAGACTTACCTCACAAAACTCTGGATACGGATATAAAAATTTACAAGATCCAGTGTTCTATAAGAACAAAGACGGAACTTTATCTGGTATGGATGCCGATGGAAGTGGAGATTTCATTGGGGATGGTAGATTTGATATATCAACAACTGAATCTGATCACAATTCACGTACAATATCACTTTTCTATAATTATTCTGGATCTACTATCCCAGCATCAACGTGTGTTGGAATAGCAAATAGTATTTTTACAATATACAATGAAATTATTCAGTTAAGAATAGAAAGAGATTCTTTAAGAGAAGATTTGAATACAATTAAATCTAATAAGGCACAAAAGGAACTTTCTGCTTGGGGAGTTAAACGAATTGATAATCAAATCTTACAAAATCAAACAAAAAATTCAAGTGCAATTTCTGCTGTTAAGGCATTTAATTCTGATGTAACTGTTAATGTTGATGCTACGGTTCTAAGTCTTGATGTGGGAGATCCAGATTCTTATTCTGGAATTGGAACTATTTGGTATGATAGAAGTGGAAATGGAAATAATGCTACCTTATTCCCAACAATTTCTACTGTAACATATGAGTCTTCTGATGGTTACTACCTAACTTTTAATGGAACGGATCAATATGCTCAGACAGGAATTAAAACAACAAATATTCTTGGAGTTGGAAATACCTGGACTGCAGAAACTTGGTTTAAAGTCAATGGAGTTCCTTACGATAATTTTGTTGGTGTCGTAACAACTACTGGGGATATTGGAATTACTTCTACTGCAATTGTAGGAATCATAACTACAGGAATCAGTGTTGGGCAATATATCAAAACCAATAATATTTCTGGTATTGTTGGGTCCGCCACCACAGTCGTTGGAATTGCAACGACAAATGGAGGAACTGTTTATATTCAACCAGCATCTTTAAATACTCAAGCATTTAATCAAGTTAGTTTTACTTTTGGAAGTTACTCACCATTACTTACTTCCTCCACAAATGCAATTATAGATCTCAATGCTGGCAGTACTATAACAAATCTATTGAGTGTGACTCATAATCAAGATGGTATATTTACTGGAGTTGCAACAGGTCGTCTTGTCTATACTACTTCTCAAACTGGAATCAGCACTACACATCTTGTAGGAACTGCAATTACAAATGGATATTGGTATCACGGAGTTGTTGTAAGAAATGACACTGAAAATACAAAACTTTATATCAATGGAAACCTAGTAAGCACTTACACAGGAAATTTCCCTCTAGGAACTGCAAGCACGACTTCTGTTAAGATTGCTGCTTGGACTGATGAATTAGTTTATTCTAACGTGTCTATATCCGTTGCTAAGGTCTATCAAAAGTCTTATACTGATGATGAGATTAAAAACAAGTTTGACGCTTCTAGGGGTAGGTATGGACTCATTGGGTAGGATCGCTTGACAGGCGATCCCAAATGCCCTATAATACCTAGGTAATCAAACGAAACGCCTGATGCCTGCCGAAGAGACCCTGACCCGCTGTGTTGTCGATACGCTTGCTCGTAAGTTCTATCTGTATTCGAGTGAGGGTGGTGAACGAGTTGTGAATTGTGAAACCCCGGACCAGTTTATGAATGTACTGGAAGTAGTCCGCAGTCAGGTAAGTGATGATTGCCTTGCATATACTAATCCCCTTTAGCAAATGGAAGTTTTTACAGTGGAAGAATTTCAAGAAAGATTCGACGAACTTATGGAACGAGTCGAAAATGGAGAAAGTTTAGGTATCGTCAATGAAAACGGGCAGTCAGCAGTAATGATGCCTGCCGATGACGAACTTATACGAATACACACCGACGAGAACAACGAAGCTCAGTAGTATTCTGAGTTTTTTATGGGGGTATAGCTTAATGGTTAGAGCGGCCTGCTTATAACGGGTTAGTCTGGGTTCAACTCCCAGTATCCCTATCGTGCCCGTTTACCTATCTGGTTGAAAGGACTCGACTCATAATCGAATTTAGAGT